CTTCTTTCGTGTATTCCGTCAGGATGCGGATATAGCCTTCGCCGTATGTGACCTGGTTGTCGCAGGCCGTGTCATAGGCAACGTCGGCGTCGGACATATACTCAATGTGCCGCACGATACCGTCGAAGATCTCCGCGACCTCCGGGTCGGCGTTGTCGTCGGCGGGGATGACGCGCGCAGTCGGACGGTTTTGGCGCTGCTCGTTCGTCACGAGGCGCACGTGCTGCGGCAGCTTGTTGATCGTCAGGCACGGCCGCGCGTTGATCGTCTGGCCCTGCACCGCGCCGCGTGTCGCCAGCACGTCCGCCGGCCATTGCCACGCGTTGTCCGGCGAGCCTGCCATGAACCGCAGATCGTCTAGCTCGTCTTCACGACTGTCGCTGTAAGCCGCTTGCGCCACCGTAAAGCGGTGACGCATAGTTGCAAGGCGATCTTGATCTCCGCTTTCGGAGACTTTGCCAGCGGCGACTACATCATCACTTGCCACAAGATTTACCCTTTGACATTTTTTTACCGGCGGCGCGCTTCGTCGAGTAGGCGATGGCGACAGCCTGCTTGACAGGCTTACCGGCGGCTACCTCCGCTTTGATGTTCTTACGGAAGGCGTTCTTGCTGGTGCTCTTAACGAGAGGCATTAGTGTCCCATCCATCCTGAAGAGGCTGCGTTGCCACCATAACTGACCCTTGGCCTGTTGTCTACGCGCGCTTCACGGTGCGCCACAGGATACGCGAACGTCACCGCGATAGCGTCGGCGGCGTCAGGGCTGGCCAGCCCGCGCGCCTTCATGTCCTTCTTACTCTCTAGGAATATAGTCCCTTTACTGTCGGGCTTCATTAACGGTCCGGTCAGGTCGGACTTTAGGAAGCGATCATTAGGGATGCTGGCCGTCTTTAGCCACTCCCGCATGGCGTGCCACATTTCGGCGCGCTTGTTCCCGAACATGATCGGCTTGCTGCTGCGCATACCGAAGTTGACACCCCGGATTTTGTAGCGCTGCTCCTTCAGCCGGTCCACGACGCCAGCCCCTAGGCCGCCCTCGTCGATGACCACCAAGGTCGGCCGATACTCTTCTATGATGTCAATGACGCGCCCCACCACCTCCATGGTGTCGTCGCCCCGGTAGCGGCGTATGCCGATGATGTCCCTGCCCTGTCGTATGGCGATGACCGTAGCGTCCGCCCCGAACCGCGCTGGGTCAACGCCCACGACTATCGGCGCAGTCTGATCCTTCGATGGCGACCTTTGTTGTGCTTCCGCGACCAGTGAGGACGGTATGAACTGGTCATCCGATGCGTTCGGGAAGGCTCCGTAGACCTCGACGTGGGCCTGAGAAGAGTCGGGTCCGTATTCGTCGATAATCTGCTGATAGACTGCCTTATCAGTGCCCTCCACGCTTCTAGCGTCAACAACCTTGTTTCGCCAGAAGTCGCGCTTGCTGTTGAAGCACTCGTAGAAATATCCGCTGTTACGGCGGGGGTTGCTAAAAGCAAGCCAAAAACGATTAGGAGTGTTCTCTGTAAAGAAGCCACTGGCCACCGCCCAGATAGAGTCATCAATACCGCTGGCCTCGTCGAACACCAGCATGACGCCCGCGAAGTTGTGCACGCCCGCGTAGCTGTCAGGGTTTTCGGCCGACCACAGCCGCCCCTCGACGCCCCAGTAGCGCGTGCCCAGCTTCAGATCCCGCTCGACCAGTTCCGCAATCCACTTGGCCGGTAGCACTCGTGTTGCGCTCACCTCGAACCAATGGCTGTTAAGGCACATAGATAGCCATTTGGTGATCTCGGCCCAGGTGACGCTGCGGAGCTGGGCTTCTGAGTTGGCCGACACGATGGTGGTCGAGCCGATTCGAGTCGTCAGCATCCAAATGACCAACCAGCTAACAAGGGCCGACTTGCCAATACCGCGCCCGGATGACGTGGCCATGCGGAAGGTTTCGAAGTCAAGGCGGCCGTTGTTGTCCGCTATATGGGCCTTCAGATCCTGTAAGACCTCAAGCTGCCACTTGCGCGGGCCGGTGAAGTGTTCCAGCGGCGTGCCAGCCTTACCCCACGGGAACGCCATCCTCACGAACGCGACCGGATCGTTCTTCACCTGCGCCGACCATAGGGTCGCCATCAGCTTCTGTTCTTCGTCCGCTGAGTAGATCGGCACTTGCATCTAATACTTGTCCTTCTATGACGCGCTGCTGCGCTTCTTCTAGCGCCGCTATGATGGATATGCGCTGCTCGACCTGCACCTGCACCGACTGTGGCGCTGTCCACTTATGCACGTGTTTGAGAATGTCCAGCGCCGCCTTAGTGTCACCTTCGCGGGCGGCCTTGTGCAGCACTTCGGACATTTCCGCCTCGCCCTCTGCGCGGCCTTTCTGTTCGGCATACTCCGCGATGGGGTCGAACTGCACCAACCGCCGGTATTCGGTCGGCGTCATGCCAGCGGCGTAGGCGAGCGTGTCGCCTTTCAGCCCTTTGCGGGCGGCGAGATAGATGCGCTCAAGCACTGCTTCGGTAGCTTCGATCTTGCGCGGTTCATAAGGTAGGCTTTCGAACATAATAAAACTTTTAGCATGAAAAAATAAAAAATAAAAATTGTTCTTAATGCCTACGTATTTCTTAAAGGAGATCCCTCGGCCCAGCCCCCCTCCCGTTTACAATCCCATAGCATCATGAATGTAGACTTAAAGCATTACGTTAAGTTGACATACATAGTCATATAGTCATCGAGATCAGAGGTTGCTGCGAGCTGTCATCACAGGGCGACCTGGCATGTCATCACAGGGCGACCTGGCGTCGTGTGCAGCGCTGCGAGACGAGGCCCTTATAGTCATATAGTTAAATAGTCATACAAACTTACATCGCCCTAACCCTTTACCTATTATGTATACATTTACACTTTTGATAACAGTAGTAAACCAATATGACTATACGACTATTCCCTTGCCGCGCCTCGCCTCCAGCCCCACGTCGTCTCGACTATTTTCTAACTATCGCGCAACTATTTTCGCTTTTTCGTAAAAAACTTCTTGACGATATCCACAATCGGCCTATAAATAACATATCCACACTGTAGGGAGCCAAGACAATGCCAAGAATGGATAAACTCTCAAACTATCGCACAACATGGGACAACAACGGCGTGACATACGTGTCAACCCGCATTGTGTCATGGGATGAAAATATGGTCACATTAAACAGCGGCGGTTGGCAAACCATGACAACCAAGCGCAAGATGAACCAAGCGGCCACGCAATTCGGACTTGGCTTTGGTGTCTATCAGCGCAAGGGCGACTGGTTTGTGCGCCTAAAAGACGGCAACGAATCACCGTTTTTCGATGGAATCAGAGTACCGCGATAACTAACAGGCGGCGCTAGACAATGGCGTCGCCTTTATTGTAACGTATCCACATAGGAGCAAACGACATGACAACCTTAAAAGAAGTAATGACCGAACAATGGAACAAACCCGGCGTGCATCATGCCGGCCATCTAGTCGCGTGGGAAGCTAACGCGCTATCGCATAGCATCGTTGGCCGGGCGGGAACGGCGCGCAATCCGCAACCCGATAAAGAGACTAAGAAGCGCCGCGCCCGACTGGCAATGTATAACGAAAAGTTGCGCCCGATTATTTTGGCTGAAGCAACGGCGACGCCGCGCAACGTGGAAGTGGCGATAGTCGACGGATACGGCCGCCCGGTGAAGAACGGCAACAAAGTGCAGACCGAAGTTAAAATGCTCAATGATTACCGCTGGCCCAAAGCAGACAAAGCCGAACCTGTCGCCGCAATACCGCGCAAGCGCGTGCCCAAAGCAAAGCTCGAACAGGCCGCCGCTATCATAGCCAAAGTGCCGCCCGACGAGCTGGCGACGTTCTTAGCCAAGTTTGGCTTGTCACTGTCGCTCGCCGCGTCCATCGCATCGCTGGACAACGCCGAAATGATCGCGCGTCAATTCTTGAGGGCAACGCTATGATCGAATTGACCATTGAAATCGACCAGCTTGAAGCGCTGTTAGATCATCTTGCCAAGCAAGACCGCACGCCGCTGCTGGACGTGGCCTATAAGACCCTACAGGACGCGCACACTAACGCGGCGGAAGAATACTGGACAGACAAATGGAGCGGACTCTAATGGCATATATTACATATGAGCTAGACGAATATCAGCCGTGGCCGGGGCTCGCGCTTTATTGCTACGGCGAGGCGACCATAACCTACCAGTGGGAGGGCCGCGACCGCGACACGGGCGACGATGGCGGCCCATACGATATAGAGCTGGAGCACCTCACAATAAGCGCCGACAAGGCTAAAGAGCCTGACCGCTGCATAGAACAGACTGACCCGCTCTTTAGACAGGTCGAGGCCATCCTATGCGCCAGCCGAGACGTGTATGAGGCGTGCCGTGATGATTACCAAAGCTGACTTGATCGCCTTTGCAATAGGGGCGGCGCTTGCAATTCCGCTTCTGTTCTTCTTCTTAACCTACATCCTGGGGGGCCTATAATGAGCCGCATGAAGGACTATTTTGAGTTTAGCCAGCTATTGCACTGGCTGTCCGACGAGGCGCTTAACATCCTGCTAGAGACAGAACAGGACGATTACCGCGCCAAGATCATAATAAACGAGCTGGAGAAGCGCGGTCATGCTCCGTCTTGATCTTGATACCAAACCCGGCGGCCTGACGGCGCGCTGGCGGGTAGGTAAGGGGCTGTCGCTGCATCGGCGCGACGGCTCCCTAATCCTAACCATTAACGCGCCCTACGCCGACGAGCGGGCGCTTGTGACAGCCGCGCACGCGCTCAATTTTATGTTCCGAGGTCAACATGGTTCTAACGCCCTATCACCTAGCCCTAGCCCGACAAATAAAACAGATAACGCAGGAGACGGCCGAGAAGCATAACATCTCCACCGAATATCTTTTAGGCCATAACCGCCGCGCTGGCGTGGCTTGGGCGCGGTTTGAGATCATGTGGCGAGCCCGGCACGAGCTAAACGCGCCCTATCAACTAATCGGGCACGTGCTAGGCGGGCGCGACCATACGACCATCATGCACGGGATCAAACGATATGAAAATCGGTGAAGCGATGGCAATCTTGCTGGCGGTAATAATCGAAATAGTGTTGGGGCTGAAATGAGCGAAATCATAAAGTTCCCCGGAAAAACTTATGCGCTTGACTTATCAAGCATTTCGGCCCATAACTATTCGGTCGGACTCTGCGTCCGGCAGGCACAATCAGAGGAGCATCGATGCCCGATGACAAACCCATGGAGACGCATGCCAACCCTTCACTCGGACCGTTTCTGAAGAAGGCCCGCCAGGACATGCGGATGTCGCTGCGCGAGGTTGAAGAAGCCACGGGTAAGGAGATCTCGAACGCGTATCTGAGCCAGTTGGAGAGCGGCAAGGTTACGAAACCGTCGCCGCATGTGCTGTACGCGCTATCGACCGCCTTGGGCGTCGCCTACGAAACGCTGATGGAGCGCGCGGGGTACATCGTGCCCGCGTCGAGCCGTGTCGACGGTGAAAAGCACGGTAGAGCCGCGACCTTCTCGATCGACAATCTCAGTGCCGAAGAAGAGACTGAACTGCTCGACTATCTCACCTATATCCGCTCCAAACGGAAATAATCATGCGCAGGCCGGACGATTGCAGTTTGACGCCCGGCCAGCGACTTCGAGTCCGCAAGGAAGCAGAGCGTGCGCTGCGAGAAGCAGGCGCACTCGACGTCTTTCCGACGCCAATAGACCGCATCATGGCGGTCGCCCGCGTTGAGGAGGTGAAGGAAGATGTCCTTAGCCAATTTTACGCAGAGATAGCCAGCGCTATGGTTAAACGGCCGTATTTCTTGCGACGGCACCGTTCGAATTTGTTTTCCAAATTGCCGTTCGCGGCTTTTGGAGCGTACGCGCCCATCTTTGGACGCTTCGTAATCAGGGAATATGTCTATTGTCTGCCACATGGGGAACCTTCTAGCAAGGTTCTCTCCGTGATACAAGCGTAAACATGATTCAGGAAACCATCCGCTTTCTGATCTGGTCCACGATGTTCTCGCTGCTGCTCTGGGGCGCCGCGCTGCTCACGGGCTGCTCGGTCGAGGGCGCAGGGTTCGAGAACTCTGGTCGGCTACGCCAGAAGGTGGTATGCAAACAGGTAAGGCCCAACTATACGGAGTGCCGAAATGTTGACTAACTGGATGACCACAATTCCCGGAATCCTCGCGCTGCTCACGGTCCTGTGGAACGCTTGGCAGACGAAGTCAATCAACTGGGAAGACCTTCAGGGCGCGCTGGTCGCCATCGGTCTGATCGCGGCCAAGGACTGGAACGTGACCGGCGGGACGCGGTGATCCTCGCCATCCTTTCGGTTGTCAGCGGCCTGTTCTCGGTCGCTGGCAAGATCTTCGAGTGGCTGTATGCCGTAAAGATGGTGGACGCGGGCCGTGTTCAGGAAAGACTTGACGCTCTCAACAATCAGGTCCGCGACGCCCAGATCGCCGTGGCGGCTCGCGAAGCTGTTCGCGCTGCTACCGTTCGTGACGGCATGTCAATCGACGAGCGAGACCCGTTTCTCCGCGACTGACTTCTGTACAACGGCCCGCGCTATATATTATAGTAGGCACGACACGAAGCCGACGATTGCCCAGATCAAGGAACACAACGCGGTCGGGATTGCACTTAAATGCGGGTGGGTCAAATGAAGCACGAGAGCCTTTCAGACTTTATTTCGGCTCTCTTCGAGACCACCAACGAGAAGATCACTGCGTTGATATCAGGCGCCGCCATCATCTCTCCCGCCTTCGACCTGACCAACTCGTCCGAGACCGCCCGGCTCTGGCTGCCGATCCTCGGCTGCATATGGCTCGCCAGCCAGATCATCATCAAATGGTGGGCGCATCTTCGTCGCAAGGATTGATCGCAGCCGCGCGTTTTCTTCGAGCAGGGCGTCGTCCTCCTGTTCCCGTATCACCGGCTCAGCGACCGCGAGCGCGGTGCGGCAATATCGACGCACATTCTCTTTGGACCATTCAGTAACGCTCTCCCATTTTAGTGGGTCATCATAGTCAAATTCCCACCAAGCCTTCGCCATCTTCTCAATTAACTCTTCGCGTTCTGCTTCAGTCATTTCTTCTCACTATTAAGAGCAGCAAAAGCGTCGCTTGTATCCCAATCTTTTTGAATTTCTTGTCGTGAGTATTCTTTGCTCGCGATATCCTGACAACCTTCGTAATAGGCGTTCTGTACCATCTCCTTCAAGCGGGTAATTTCGTCTGCTGCCTCGTCGTGCAGGTTAGGGTAAGGCCACAACCCGCCCTGCGGAGTTCTTGGGCCTTGAAGCCTTTCAAGGATATCCCTCATTCCTTCCTCCTTCCCGAATGGCGGCTGCGACCTGTTCCGCGCAACGGCGTCTGTCAGATGTTCTTTAGCAATCGCCGCTGCGTCCTTCGCGCATTCCTCCCGTATCACCGGCTCTGCGACAGTGAGTGCGGCGCGGGCTTGGTTCTCGTGTGCAGGCCAGTTTTCATCGCACCATTCAGATTCCGGGTCATCTTCAGAACTTGATGCACAAGCTATATACCTCGCCATCTGCTCAATCAGTTCTTCGCGCCAATCAGTCACCACCCGCTCCTATCTTGTCTCTCGCGTTCTCAAACAGCTTGCGGACATTCGCCTCTGACGTGCCTATGATCGCGGCGACTTCCTTCGTGCTTTTCGTCTTGCGCATCTCCCAGACCTGCTTCTCGCGGTCGGTCAGGATGAAGACGTTGTGTCGACCGGCTTTGCCGACGCCTTTGATGCTCATTCGAGTCCGATCCCCTGCTTCTCCCGCGCCTGCGCCAACAATTTCCCGACGGCGTTTGTCGTGCAGCCCATCCACTCGGCGATCTTTTGATTCGACGCCCCGCCCAGATGCAGCGCCCAAGCGTCCCGCTGGCGTTGCGACAGTTCATGACTTCGCAGATGAGGACGCAGGTCGTAGCGCGTCGGCTGGAAGTCCGGCACAGGCTCCGGTGCCGGCTCCTTGAGCGGCGGCCACGGCACGTAATCCGGCTGCCGCTCCAGCCATTCTACCCGCGGTAACGACAGCAGCACGCGGCGCCCGTCGCCAGGGCCGCAGGAGATGCCGCTGCGGACGTGAACATACTTGCTCACCTTGTTCACAGCCTGTCCTCTATCAGTTTGGCGTAGCCCTGAATGTCATGCCAGTGGTCGGCGTGGCTCGGGTTGCCAGCCAGTATGCGCCCCATCTTGTGGGCAATCATGTCCAGCGACTCGCGCTGCATGGCGTTCAGGTTCTTCCAGCCCGGCTGGTTCTGGATCACCGTTTTCAGCATTTGCGTCGCGCGCGCATGGTCGGCAAAGTCGCCGTGCGTGGACTGCCGTTCGTTAAGAGTTTGCTGCACAGACACGCTCGATCTCCTCCCGTTCCCGTTGCGCCCGCAGCGCACACAGGCGCTGGTGCAGGCGGATCATGAAGGTGCGCCGGCGGTCGCCGCGGCGTTCCTCCTCCAGCATCTGCCGGAGTTCCGTCTCCGACAGATCCATGATGATTTCATGCAGTTCTCGATAGTTCATCCAGCGCCACCTCTGCTAAAGATCTTTTATCCTTTAACGCTTGCATGATCCTCTCGTCAATAGTTTTGTCACAGATCAGGTTGTAGACCCACACGTCGCGCGTCTGGCCGGAGCGGTGCAGCCGGCCGATGGTTTGCTCGTAGAGTTCGAGCGACCACGGCAGCGACAGGAAGATGATCTTGTTGCCGCCGTGCTGAAGGTTCAGCCCGTGACCGGCGCTCTTGGGGTGGAGCAGCAGCAGCTCGACCTTGCCGGCGTTCCAGTCGTCAATATTGCCGTCCACCATCCGCGCCTTCGGGTAGCGGCGCTGAAGTTCGGCCAGCTCCTCCTTGTAATTGTAGACGATGATGGTGTTGTCGTGCTGGTTCTCTTCAAGGATCTCGTCCAGCAGGTCATACTTGTGCGTGGACAGCCACTCCGCGCCTGACGGCCCGTAGACCCATCCGCCGGCCAGTTGCTGTAGCTTGGTCGTCACCGACGCCGCTGTCGGCGCCGTGATCGTTTCGCCCAGCTCCAGCACAAAGTCCTTCTTCATCTGGTTGTAGGCGGTCAGGTCCATCGAGCAGCGCATCTCGACCGTGTGCAGCTCCGGCAGCCGGTCCTTGTATTCGCCGGGCTCCAGCACGAAGGTCGCCGGCTTGATCGTCTCCATGACGCGCTCCAGCGCGCTGGGCAGCGGCTCCCACATACCGAACTCGCGGTGGATACAACAGAAGAACTGTTGCATGAACGCGCCCTTTGACCGGCCCAGCAGCGCGCGGTCCACGATCTTGCATTGGCCGAAGACGTCCTCCAGCCCGTTCGATGTGAACGACCCGGTCAGGCCCCAGCGGATCTCGACGCCCTCGATCAGCTTCTCCAGCTTCTTGAACCGCACGCCGGACGGGTTCTTCAGCCGTGTCAGTTCGTCGAAGACGATGCCGTCGAAGTCGCCTTCGATTGATTCGACGTTCTCGAAGTTGGTGACGACGACCTGCGTGTCGGCTTTGAAGGCTGCGCGCCGCTGCTTCGGCGTGCCGACCGCGACGGACATAGTCAGCTTCGGCGCCCACTTTGGCTGCTCGACCGGCCAGACGGACTGCGCCACGCGCTTGGGAGCCAGCACCAGCCAGCGCTGGACCAGCCCTCGCTCTGTCATGTCCTGCATCGCTGTCAGCGTGATGGCTGTTTTGCCCGCGCCGACTGGCGCGAGGATCATCGCACGGTCACGCTCAAACAGGAAATCGGCGGCTACTTCTTGGTAAGGTCGCAGGCCCATCGGTCTACCTGTTCCTTTGAGTTGAGGCACGCATACTTCTGATTGAGCGCCGCCATGTCCTTGGCGAACACCTTCTGGAGGGCGGACAACCGCCCAGTCTCAGTTTTCATCTCGATGAACCATGTGCTACCGTCCGGCAGGCACACGATCCTGTCGCTGACCCCTCTGTTGCTCAAGCTGTTGAATTTATACGCCTTGCCCCCAAGGGCCTCGACGGTTTTGACCAGATAGGCTTCGTAATTTTTTTCCATAAATATTTCTTGCACAACATTCATTGATGTGTCAAGGTTCGTTTCACAAGAAAGGTCAAGTAATGGCACATAGCACGATTGTCGGCGGCTCGTCCGCCAAGAGGCTTATCTCTTGCCCTGGCAGCCGCCAGCTTATAGACAAGGTTCCGCCGCGGCCCGCAGGCCGCTACGCTGAAGAAGGCACGATGCTGCATGACGTCATGCATCGCGTCCTGTCCGGCGAACCGTTTCCTGAAGACCTCACCGAGGCGCAGGAAGACAAGATCCGGTTCGCGCTCGCCTCTCTCGAAGAAATCGACCCCAACAAAGAGATGGAGTTCGTTACCGAGACGCGCGTTCATTTTGGAGGTTTTCTTGCCGGAGTTTTTGGTAGTTGCGATCTCGCTGGGCGCATACGCAATCGCGCAATCATGCTGGATTGGAAGTTCGGGTCAGGCGTGCAGGTCGAGGCCGAGGAAAACGAGCAAGGGATGTTCTATACCGCCGCCGGTATGCGCACGCCCGAGCTGCGGTGGGTCTTCGAGGGCGTTACCGAGATAGAGGTTATCATCGTCCAGCCGCCCTTCATTCGGCGCTGGGTGACGACGCCCGGTCGGATCGTTGCCTTCGAGCGCGAGCTGGTTAAGGCCGTCGAGCTTTCGTTTCGGACTGACGCTCCGATCAAGAGCGGCGCGCATTGCCGATTCTGCGCGGCCAAGCCGATTTGCCCGGCGCTGAGCGGCGAGGTGGACCGGGCGTTGGCCACCAAGGTCAAGGCGCTGGACGCCCAGCAACTGGCTGACGCGCTGGTCGTGGCCGACAAGCTGGAAGGCTGGATCAAGGACGTGCGGGCGCTGGCGCAGGATCTACTGCAGAAGGGCGCTGCTGTGCCGGGCTACAAGCTGGTCCCGAAGCGCGCAACGCGCCAGTGGGCGGACGAGCTGAAAGCGCTGGAAGCCTTTGAGGGGCTCGTGCCAGCGGAAGAATTGATCGAGATGCGGTCTCCCGCGCAGGTCGAGAAGGTGCTGAAGAAGCACAAGGTCTCGATGCCGCCGGATCTGATTGTCTCGGTCTCATCAGGTAACACACTCGCCCCGGAGAGCGATCCCCGGCCAGCGGTGATTACGTCGAGCGATGACATCCGTCAGGCTCTCTCAAAACTGAGGTGATAGCATGTCTAACATCGTAAAATTCGGTAACGCTGAACTCCCGACCATCGCGGATGTGGCTGCTGCTCTGCGCGATCACCCGCCGATCTCTGCGCAGCCGCAGGGCAAAGTCTTCCTGAAGATGGACCGCACGGGCCACTGGGTCTACGGCGCCGATCAGACAGAGATCGAAGCCGATAGCGTCTGGGCGATCAACCCCGTATCGTTCACGCACGGGTTTATCGCGTGGGGCGAAGGCGCCGTGCTGTTGGCGCAGAAAGTCGCGCCGATCACGGTCAAACGCGATGACATCGAAGCCGATTTGGAGCCGGCGCCGGTGCAGTCGCCTAATGGTTGGCAGTATGAGATGGGCTTCAGCATGGTATGCACCAGCGGCGAAGATCAGGGGCTTGAAGTTCGCTTCGCGACCACGACCAACGGTGGTGTCAGGGCGACGCAGGGGCTTATAAACGCGCTGCGTGACCAGCTCAACGAAGACGTGTCGCGTCCGGTCCCGCTCGTTAAGCTCGGCAAAGAAGCGTATCAAAACAAAAATTACGGCCGCATTTTTAACCCGGTCTTCAATATTCTGGAATGGGTTTCAAACGGTGAAGGTAGTGCGTCGCCGTCTGAGGCCGAACCGGTGCGTCGTCGCCGCGGTTAAAACAGGTGGGGGCTTCGGCCCCCATCTTCTTCTCGGGAGGAAGAAATGCGAGCATCGCTCAAATCATTGCTTGTGGACGTGTGCAAGGCGCGCTGCGTGCCGCTGGAGGATGTCGTCGGCCGCGCTGGCGAGCGTCTGATCGTCGAGGCGCGCAGGGAGTTCGTAAAGCGCGCGCGGCGTGAACTGAATGTGTCCTATCCTGTGATCGGCCGCGCGATCAACCGCGACCACACGACCGCGCTGCATCTTTACCGGACGGAGCCAGTGCTGCTGAAGTCGCAGACGGGCGCCCTGTCGCGTCGAGAGAAGGATATACTGGCGCTTATGAAGCTGGGCTACGGCCGCGCGCGGATCGCAGCGCATTTGAACATCTCAGAGGATACGGTTGGCCGTTACATGCGCAGCATCAAGGCCAAGAGCCAATGACCGTCTGGTTAGATTTCGAGACAGCATCCGAGTGCGATCTGAAGACAGCCGGCGTCTATAACTATGCGAAGCACCCGTCAACGCGGGTGCTCTGCATGGCCTACGCTGTCGATGACGACGAGGTGCAGGTCTGGACGCCCGACCAGCCGTTCCCGCGGCATATTCTGTCGCACCAGATCCGGGCGCACAACGCCGCCTTCGAGCGGCTGATCTTCTGGCATGTGCTGAACATGCCGTTCCTGAACAATTTCTACTGCACTGCTGCGCAGGCGCGTGCGAACTGTGCGCCGGGAAGCCTTGAAGATGTTGGCCGGTTCGCAGGCTCGTCGATGCGTAAGGACCATCGCGGCGCTTATCTTGTGCGCCAGTGTTGCGTGCCGCCGTTTCGCGAGGACCTGCTGCCTGAACTGTTTGAATACTGCGCACAAGACGTTCGAACCATGCGGGCCGTCAGCAAGGCCATGCGCGAACTGACCGACGAAGAGCTGGAGGACTACCATGTTAACGAGCGCATCAATGATCGTGGCGTTCGCGTTGACGTCGATCTGTGCCGCGCGGCGGTCGGTTACGCGGATAAAGAGCTTCAGGAAATACAGGACACCGTTCGCGAGATCACAGGTGGTCAGATTCAGTCGGTAAGAAGTCCGCGTATGCGTGAGTGGGTCGCCGCCCGGCTTGGCCCGCAGGCGCTGAAGCTCATGGACAAGGACGGAAAGCAATCAATCGACAAATCCGTTCGCGCCAATTTGCTGGCGCTCGAAGACCCGGATGAGGTTCCCCCCGATGTTAGAGAAGTTATCCAGTGTGCTGACGACCTGTGGGCGTCTTCTGTTGCGAAATTTGCCCGCCTTTGGAATCTTGCTGGGGGCGACGCTCGCGTTCGTGGCGCTTTCGTATTT